CGGATTAGGAGTTGTTCTTGTTTTGGACACCAATGATGTTGTTCTGGTACTTCTCCCATTACTCTTTCTTAGAAAATAAATAGGCATACTCACGAGCCTGTGTATCTACAATCTCGTTCTTTTCGTTTCCATTGTGTGCCTTGACCCACTTTATATCAACAAAATCAATTTTACGCAATAGGTATAACATGTGTATCCATAAATCCTTATTCTTTACGGGTTCACCTTTACTCGTTTTCCAACCGTTACGTTCCCAGTTTTTAGACCACTCAAGTAATCCCATTTTTACATAGTTACTATCGGTATATACAGTTACGGTATCGTGTCCTAATTCTATACACTTCTCGAGCGCTTTTATGACCGCGGTCATTTCCATTATATTGTTTGTGGTTACCTTAGCACCACCTCGACATATAAAGTCGTCTATAATATATGCCCAACCACCGGGACCGGGGTTTCCTAGACAACTTCCATCTGTGTACGCTTCAATCATACTTACTAGTATATATGATAAAATCTTTATATTTCAACAACGTGTTCCTTTTTATAAGGGAACCAATAATAATAACATTTAACCACTGGATTAAACAATAAACACGGACCAAACACGCTTCCAAAAATTATTAAGAATATATAAATACTTTCCATTTATAGAAAAAAGACTTAAAATTTTAAGTATTTGTATATTAAAATATGTTTCACCAGGATTGGGATGAAGTTACTATACACGGAAAAAGTGTTAATAAAGAAAAAGAAAAAGAAAAATACGTCAAATTCATGGGACAGGAAATTAGGTTACCGAAACGGGGTCAATATTCGGGAAAATCACCTGAACAGAAACTGTATGAAGCCGAATTAGCCGGTACACATAAGAAAGTGAGTAAGGAAACAGGGTTAACGATACAACGGGCGCGTGTTACAAAACAGTATACACAAAAAGATCTCGCAGGTCTTATAAACGTATCAACAGATATCATCTCTTCATACGAATTAGGTAAATCAATTCCAGACCCTAAAATAATGCAAAAACTGCGTCGAGTTTTGGGCGTTAAACTCTAATCACTATCAATATGGATAATACAATAGGTAAAAGAATTCAAAGTATACGTATAGAAAGAAGTCATACACAGGTTGAACTTGGTCGTAGAATAGGAGAAACTTTAGATACGATAAACAAAATTGAAACGGGTAAACTTGAACCTAATTGCTATATGCTCGAAAAAATACAAAAGTATTTTAAGATTAAACTTTAAAATTTGTTCTAAATTTTAAAATCTAAATTTTATTTATTTTTTAAATTTTATTTTTTTACTATAATCAATAAACTAAGAAACGCTTAGTTGGAGAACGCGAGACCGCCCATACCCGATTGCACACGGAGAACGTTGTAGTTAACCGCGAACATGTCGAGGGATGGGGTAGCCAAAGAGGTGCCCGTAAGATCCTTGAGCTTGATCGCAACTTGCGCGTTGTCGATTCTGGAGAAGTTGCAAGTACCAGTTGGTTGATGCTCTTCTGGTTTAAGCGCAAAGGAGTACGAGTAGATACCTGGGCATGGGGAGCCAGAGTGGTGTTGGTATGGTTGCACTTGGTTAAAGTACTTACCGGATTGTTCCTTGAATCTGTCTTGACCGTTGAGGACCAACTTGAAGGTGTCAACTGGACCGACGGAGGCAGTCGCCGAGGTGGCACCGTCTTCTTGCCACGACTCAGTACCACCGTTGGTACCGACAACGAGAAGTGGTTGACCAACTTGACCTGGGGTAACTTGACCTTCACCAGCCTTTTCTGGGGAGCAATCGACAACAACATCGGCGGCGGCGGCGTTGGAGCAGAAGTTCCACAAACCGGTGCTCGCCGCGGAGCCGGCGTTAACACACCAGACCAATTCCTTGACTGGGTGGTTGTAGGACAATCTAACTTGCTTGGTCGCGTTAGACGTGACCGAATCGGAGCCAGTGTGTTGCACTTGCTCGATCAAGTATTCGTGACCCTTTTGGGCGAATCGTCTACGCTCTTCAGTGTCGAGGTAGATGTAGTTGGCCCACACCTTGAAAACGGACGTGTCCAAGAAAGAATCAAATTCCCCAGTCAAGTCAAAGTCAATTCTGACTTCGTGGTATTGCAAGGCAATCAATGGCAAGGCCAATCCTGGGTTACGGTTGAAGAAAAAGATGAGTGGCAAGAAGACTTGCGACGCACCTGGAGTAACCGCGGAGGTCATTTTACCCCAGTTGGACTTAGCCGCATCGGACAAGTACAACTCTGCGTACAATCTCCACCATCTTTGGTAGTGCTTGTCAATTCTTTGACCACCGATCGACAATTCGCAGTTCTTGATGGCACGCTCAGCGGCCCAAGCGGAACCATCAGCACCGCTTGTGTTGGCAAGAGCCGACTTAGTCTTAAGTTCGACGTACATGTCACCGACCAAATCACCGTTTCTGGCGACAGTCACGGAAACGCGACCAGAGTTCGCGGCAGTACCGTTGACAGTTTGTTCGATGTTTTCCATCGCAAAGTTAGTGTGGCGTTTGTAGACAGCCTGGAAAAAAGTGACTTTTGGGTTACCAGTCAAGTAGACATCTTGGGCGCCGTAGGCGACGAGTTGCATGAGACCACCGGCCATATTGTTTGTTTTTGTACTATAGGCTGAGATTTTTTTTTCAGACGATTTCGCGAAAAAACACGGTTTGATTTTTCCTGTGTTATATAAATGTCCAATCAAAACGAAATTGATACCCCACCCGAACTTGAAAGTGTCGATGACTATCCCGAAATTATTAATGAAGAAGAAATTTCTTCAGAAGAAGAAATTGAAGATTCTGGATCATTCGTTGAAGATTCTGATATTGATGAAAATGATATTAATTTAGATGATTTTGATATGTCAGAGAATCCATTATCTGATACAAATATGTTATTGAGTTCTGTTCTCTCTACGGAAGAAGGGGAAACGATCTGTTCTGTACTTGTTAATATTTCAAGACAATTTGAAATGCAAAACAAAATATTAATTAAAATGTTATCTCAACTTCAAAAAAAATAGACTTAGAAAATAAAGACCCATATTTATAAAACATGTCCGAGATTTACTACCCTCAAAAAAATCCGGATATTGTACTATCATCTAATATTCTTATTAATACATCTATCGAAAGATTTAATTCGGAAGAATTATTATATTTCTTATGCAAACTTGAAAAGTACTTTCGTCTAAAATCGTTAGAACACACAAACCCTTTCAAGCTTGGATATATGTTTTTTTGTGATAGTGAAGAACTTGATGAAAACGGTTTCTGTAAAGAATTTTCGTATGAAAAAACAAATGAAAAATATACAACTTCTATTCAAAGACTTGGTACACTCTTCAATAGAGCCGATGCACTTGGGATATTAACGATGGAAGACGAAGATTTTACCATATCTCGCCGAATTAACCGTATAATTGATCAACTTGATGACGCCTGGCAGATCATATATCGGTATAACAGAACCGTGCAGAGAGTTGAATTTCCAACATGGGCTGAAGCTACTGTTAAATCTGACCCTACTATTTTTAGAACGTCTATATTTGATGTCGAAAAATTGAATACTTTTCAAAAAGCTCTTACTACCGTCCTGAAAGAACTATATGAAAGTAATATCAAAAGGTACCGAGGATATTGTTGTACACAAATAAAGTATAATGGGTTCGATACACGTGCATGGAATCAGAAAGAAACTATAAAAGAATATGTTAATCGTATTGCACCCAAAGAGTCTCGTTTTGAATTATGGCAGGAGTTAACCCATAACGGAACTGGTATAATCGACCAGGTCATAAAACATCTCGGTAACTGTTGTGATATGCAATTTCCCGAAATTGTAAAAGACAGGCACGTTTGGTCTTTCAGAAATGGAATTTTTATTGGTAAAGAATGGTCTGGTATAACAGAAACGTATAAAACGGCTTTTTATCCATATGATTCAAAGGAAGCTTCAACACTTGATCCTTCGATAGTAAGTTGTAAGTACTTCGATAGTGATTTTGAAGACTATAGTAAAGTAAAAGATTGGAAAAAAATACCAACTCCGTATTTTGATAAAGTACTCAATTCACAAGAATTTCCGGAAGAAGCATGCAATTGGATGTACGTTATGGGTGGTCGCTTAACATTTTGTTTAAACGATATCGATAAATGGCAAATTATACCATTTTTAAAAGGTATTGCACGTTCGGGTAAATCGACACTTATAACTAAAGTTTTTCAAAAGTTTTATGAACCAACGGATGTAAAAAAACTTTCAAACAATGTCGAGAAAAGGTTTGGTTTATCAGGTATTTACGATGGGTTGATGTTTATTGCACCCGAAATCAAAGGTGACTTGAATCTAGAACAAGCTGAATTTCAGTCAATAGTTTCTGGAGAAGAACTCGCAATCGCCGTTAAATTTGAAACTGCAAAGAATATAACTTGGGACGTACCAGGTATACTCGGTGGTAATGAATGTCCAAATTGGAAAGATAATTCCGGTAGTATTTTGAGAAGGTTGATGACGTGGCATTTTAAAAAGCAGATCAGGGATGAAGATACAGATCCATTACTCGAATTAAAACTTGAAAAAGAAATGCCTATTATTTTACAAAAGTGTGTACGAGGTTATTTGGATTATGCCCAAAGATATCAGGATCAAGATATATGGAACATAATACCCGAATACTTCAAGGAAGTTCGAAAATCTGTAGCAACAGTTACAAACGCACTTGAACACTACCTCCAATCCGATAAAGTTCAGTTTAACAGTGGTGGTATGAAATACATGTGCCCAATTGATATATTTAAGGAACGGTTTTTTACTTACTGTATGCTTAACAATTTACCAAAACCAAGATTTAATTCGGATTTTTACATTGGTCCATTTAGTAGTCGAGGTATAACCATTGAAAAATTAGATATTGAATATAATTTTAGACAATATAAAAACAAGGATATCATAATAGGAGTTGATATGGTGGCAGAGGAAGAATATTAAAATTCTCAGCCTAGTGTAAGTATGGACCCGCGTCAATTCGTGAAGAATTCAAACATACAAATACAGCGTACAAACTCTGTACAAAATGCAGCTCCTATGCGATTAGCCCCTGGAACTAATTCGCGGACACAAGGTAGTGTATTTTCAGAGTTAAGAACTGGGAGTTTAAAACCAGGTATATACAATATATTAGTAAACAAAGACTTTTCACAAGAGAGTCGCGTAGATTTAATATACATGTTAAAGCGTAAACCAAAGGGACATGCATCTATTGCACCAGGTTTATCGATAGATCTTAACGAAATCAAGGGTATATACGGTCGTTTTCAAACGGGTGCTATACACACAAGTAATTTTGGTATGAGAGGTGATTTAAATAAAAATTTCTCTTCTATACAATTCTCCGGATACATGACAGATGGTATGAATAAGAAAAATTTTAGTTTTAATATATATAGAAACGGTAAAATACGTTTTTCCGGGGGGTTTTTGGGTTCAAAAAACCTAAAGAAGCAACCGGAGGCATTACGAAAATATTTAATAGACACGTACACACAAAAACAGAGTTTTTTATATAATGATATCAAATACAATAACATTGGTGGTCAATTTTCAACAAACGCAAATTTTGATTTAAGTAGAATAGCACAAGAAAACCCTCTGAAAACATTTATTTCTTATGAACCAGAAAGATCACCCTTTTTATACGTTGAATACAATGAGTATAATTACATTCTTTCATCTAAATCTGGTCAGCTTGGTGCAGGTATAGTGCAAATACAAGGTGAAAATAACCCAGATAATCTCGAAAATGCTTACATTTTTGGTGTGGAAATGATTAAAAAATTACACGAAATGGGATATACGATGGGATTGGTAAATAAAAACGTTAATGCATCTATACCATTGATTAAAAAGAAATCTAAAGTAGGAGTTTCTACATGTCCAAAACCTAGAAGACCACCGTGTAAAGAAGGTTATGAAACCAAAAAAAATCCACAAGGTTACGAATGTTGTTTTAAAATACCAAAACGAAAACCGGTTAAGAAGAAAACAAATTCCAAAACAAAAAATATGAAGATAACGTACGATAAAGATGGTATAATGAAAATTGGTGGTCGAAAATGTGAACGTCTTACAAAACCAGTTTTACTTGATGTTGCCAAAAAAATGGGTGTTGTTGGTGTAAAAAACAGAAACAAAAAAGAAGATATTTGTAAAGCATTGGATAAAATAGAAAAGGGTAACTCCGATTATAAAATAAATGATAAGTTGTGTAAAGATATGAAAAAAGAACAATTGATTACACTTGCTATTTCTAGAGGTATATCCATAGACGATAAAGATACCGTTAAAATTTTATGTCAAAAACTTAAAAATAGACCAAATACTCCAAATTCTCCAAATGCTCTCGCTAACGAAATTGAAAAAGAAATGTTAAACAAAATGAAAAGAAATAAAAGAGCACCCGTAAATTTAAAACGAAAACTTAATAAAACAGGTATTAAAAATGATTTAATTAAACTTTACGGTAAGTACTGGATGAAAAAATATGGTAATGTAATGAACATTAATGAAAATGTCAGTGAAGTAAAAAAAGAATTGGATCGTATGGAATTAAAAAAGAATTTAGTCTCTAAAAACGGCGTTTTAAAAAAAGGGGAAGCTAATAAAATAAAGAAAGATATGGTTTACCGATTTAAAATTGATAAAAAACAGTATTTAAAACGATTGTTATTAGAAAAAGAAGCTAATAAACTATATGGTAAATTTGGTAAAAACACCGTAAACAAAGTTGTTAATTATGCCATATCTTTACCAAAAACACCTTCGTTAAACAGTAATAAAGTGGTTAATTTTATTAAGATGCGTCGAGAATTGAACGGTGCACCAGTTGTCAAATTAAATAAAAAGAGACCTACACCACCTAGACCCAAATCCAAAGTTGTAAAACGTACAAAAAAAATTATTAAACGTCCACCCATTAAGAAGAAAGTTACACCACCTAAAAATAAAGTTGTTAAACGGTTAAACTTTAACTCGAACTCTAACTCTAACTCAAAAAGTAAAACTAATCAGAAGAAATTAAAAAACTTATACAATAACTTTAATAAATTTACATTAAAGAATAAAAACAAAAAGTAAATAGTACAATGGAAAATCCAAGAAACTTTTTACTTTATAAACTTAATACCAATAAATATAATAACGTAATAGATGATATGGAAAAAATTGATAAACTTATAATATCAAGCATTATCGATACTATGTATTACACTATATGCGATTACATAAAAACGACGAGAAAAGAAAGTAAGGTACATATGGGGCGTTTAGAAATAAATTATAACTATACGGATGAATTTCACGAATCTGTAAATCCAGAACTATATTTGGAAGAGACACGGGAAATTGATGATACGGGGTTAATTATGTATATTTATAACAACTTCCAAAGAATGGAATCTACTAAACATAGACGTATTATGTTTTACTTGATGAACATGTTATATTTCGATTTATAATTTTATCTGGTTCAGATATCTGTTTGAGGTGTTTCGTATGATATGAAAAATCATATCCCTTGAATCTATTTTTTATTTCATCCGAAAGTGCAAACGCTTCAACTTTTTGTGAAACTCCTGAACAAACTGATTTTCTTTCTAAATTTAGAAAATCATCTTCCATTATTACAAAGCTTTTTAAAGATTCGTATGCTATATTATCATTTTCCATTTTTTCAAATATCTTTTTAGATTCACCGTGACTCATATAAAAATATTTAGATGTATAACCTAGAATGTTAACATAATCACGAGATGTTATATCTTGATTATCATAGTATATGAATAAAACTAAACATGAAATTAATAACCAGATTAACATATATAGTTACTCATATTAAAAAAATCCTTAATTTTATGAATAATTTTAAATAATGTATCTATATCCTCAACTTTTTTAGAATCAATTATTTCAAACTCGACCTGATAAGTATGAGAATCTTCTGCATCCATGTCTTGGACCATTCCCGAACATATAGTCATGTCAATCGATAAATTCTTTCTGATGTAAGAAAATCGTTCTTTATTTTTTAGTTTTGGCCATTCATTATTACCGGTGTCTTCAATTGGTATTTCTTGTGACACGCTAAATCTTACATCATAGGGTGAATTATTCAGGTGTTTGAAATCTTTAGTAAAGACCTTTTCTTTTCTAACGAGTGTATCTTCATCCGCATTTTGATCAATGGTTAATCTGTTGCTATCTGTTTCTCGATAATAAACTACGCATGATGAATGAATATTTTTTTCCCAACCGGTGTATATATCCAATCCTTCTTTGAATTTATAAAAAGCATCTTTGCCGATATTTGTATCAAAAAACGTACCATTAAATTTACCCAACCTGAATTCCATTTCAACATGTTTTTCGTTTTTATACTTGTCTAAATGTGGTTTAATCTCGTCACAAAGTTTATGAACGTCCATTTTGTTTTTTACATTTTATAAAACGCGTCTTCTTCTTAAGCCTTTTTTGTCACCTTTTTTTAGATGCACGGGTTTTTAAATTTAGGAAATACATGTTATTTTAATTCGGCTATTCAGGTTTTATTACATATACATGAAATATCAGTACATATATTAGATAATAAATATAATGGTGAATGTACATTTACTAAAGAATATGAAAAACTTATTCATATTTATTTTAAAACAAAAGAAACAAAAGTTTTTACAATAGGACCCGTTTTAGATGAGTTTGTTAGAATATTTCCAAGATTTAAAATAGGAGAGCCACATGACGCACAAGATGCAATTTTTTGTATAATAGACATACTTGAAAAAAGTTACCCTTTTATAAAAAAAATAGTATACGGTCAAGTTAACCAAATAACTATATCACCTATAGGTAAAAATATAACAGAAAATCCTTTCTGTATTCATATATTAAATGTGGAAAGAAATGTTAAGTGTTTAAAAAAAATGCTAAACCAAAGTTGTAAATGGAATACACTTGAAGATTATATCGATAAAGATGGAAAAAAACATAATGTTGCAACTACGAGAAATGTATTTTCTAAATACCCCAAAATACTATTTATTTCGTTTGATAAAAAAAGTTTTGTGGAAATAGAAGAAGAATTGATATTGGGTAATAATGTATATAATTTAAAATCTACTATAATTCATAAAGGTATTCAATATGGTGGTCATTACATGTCTATTGTAAACCATGGTGACGATTGGATCATACAAGATGATGATACTTTAGGAAAATTAAATAGTTTTCCTAAAGAAGATAATCATTTCGTCCTGGTCTACAGTCTAAAAACTCTTTCATCTGAATGTCTTCCTTGATATTAACAAGAGTTCTGTAAAATGTCCTTCTACTATTGGGAAACGTTTTGTCATCTCGTCTTTTTATTGGTTTCCACCAAAAAGGACCATTTTCCCAAGTGACATACATACATTCGATAATATCACCCGATTTTATCCATTTATATTCTTTCATCCTGTCAATAGGTATAGAAGATTCAAAAACGTGTTTTCCTCGATCTTGTATATACATTTTCCATGTATAAGTACCGGGTTCACACCCAGGTGTTTCATAGGTTGGTTGTTTCTTGAATAGAAAATCAATAGTATTTTTGTTTCTCGGTTTCCATTTAAACATTGTTTCATGGGTTCCTATTCGAATGCTCTCATTTATGGGTGTAAAAATAAGTCCATCCATCTCCTGTTTTACGGTCGGAAGGTATTTATCCATAAAATTATTAAAATCATCGTGTAAATGAAACGTTTTTACTTTTAATTTAAGTGTATCTGTTGGTAAAACGATTGCTTTTTTACATGTATTTTCACAATACTCTAAGCGTTCGAGAAAATTTTTATTTCCCACAATTTCACCGCACGACATTAGACAATCGTAAATCATAAATACGTTATCGTATAATTCACCTTCGAATATTGTACCTTGATAAGCTGCGAGTCTAAAGTTCAATTTAACAGTAAACATTTCCAATGCACGGTTTATAAATACACATATTCTTTGGTTGCCATATTGAAATAATAACATCATATATCTTACACCGTCTGTCTTTTCACAAACAACGTAATCATTTTTTGATAAAATATCGAAATGTTTTCTTTCGATGGATATTGGTTGACACCCGGGGAATATACCTTTACCTAAAGTACCCCATGATTCTTCCATGAATCGAATCGCATATTTGTAAAGATGATCTTCTTTCTTTACAAAAATACGTACCATATGTTTTATATTTTAATTATATTCTTTAATTACTTTTAACACCGTATGCGTTTAAAATATTACTTATACATTCATGGTTATATGTCATGACCAACTTAGCTTTTGTATACGCATGAATTTTAACACCTGATTCCTTAAATTTAGAAAACATCGTTTCCATTTTGGGAAAAATTTTAAAATTAGATGTTTTTTTATCTTTTATATGTTTAATTACATTTTTTGATAATATAAGCCAGGATTTTGCACGTGTAGTATATACCGAATATATACCATCAGAAATTTTTTTATTTCGATCGATCGTAGTGTCAAACGATAATCCTAATTGCTCAATCGGTTCATTCGATTTAGTGTTTACTTTATTTTTAAACATTTCCCAATCTATACCTTCTTCCACACCCGGTAAAACCAAACAACCAACACCCTCATGTTTTTCAAATAACACGTTTAATGAACCATCATCTACGTGAATGCCATAATCAATAAAAAACAATCTTTCATGCGTTTTCATGTACCTGTGAATTATTTCTGATACTTGAAAAGGGTCATCGTTTACAAAAACAACTTCATTCTCAACACCACCCTTTTGTAAACATAATAAATTAAATCTAAGAATAGTGTGTAAAGTTTTTACATGACATGATTTATTACGTGTAACTATTATAGAAGCAAATTTCATTTTATATATTAAAAACTCTAAACCTTAAGCCTTTCTTCTAAACAACCCGAAAATGGTAAATTACCAATGTGACCCAGACTTGTATGAACATCCGCATAAATTTTACCCCCTATTTGTTGCCATCTTCTACAAAATGCATAATCCTCCGAAAGATATCTTTTATTATCCGGGTCTATCATGCAATCAAATATTGCACAATAATCATCAAAATCACGGTTTTGGTGATCATTTTTACAATTTAAATCGGTATAATGTTCGTGCATTTTTTCAAAAGCTTTTCTTTTTATAACCATAAAACCAGTTGGACCATCGAGTACTTCGACAAAACCATTCTCAACACTTCTTTGTGTAGCTCCTATATTTGCAACGAGGCACGAAGAAAGCATTGCCATGTCTCTAGTATCTCCATTTTCAACTGCTTCTTTTGCTTGATTCCACATTACAACTTTTTTAGGGTATAAAGATACAGAAATGTCATGTTCAGAGCGAACTAAACGAACTACAGATTTGGGGTCAAAATCAATATCAGCGTCAATAAACACAAAATGAGAAGCATCTGATTTCTGCATAAATCTACCTACCGCCACATTTCTCGCGCGGTGAACCAAACTTTCATTTTCCGTTGTATCCAAAACCATTTGAATACCTTCCCTTATAAATTCTAGTTGAAGTTTTACTATACTTATCATGTATTTTTCTAAACAAACGCCACCATAACATGGTGTACTTATAAATACTTTAGGTTGTACAGTCATTTTATTAAATTTAAACGCTTTTATCCTCTAAGTATTTTTTTATAATACTTTCAATTTTATTAACAGTGGGTATAGATACAGTGCATTTTTCATTTATTTCATTTTTAGTCACGCGATGTTTCAGTGTTATATATATTATAACAGAGGCAACACTGTTTGGTGTTTTACTCATAAGATCGGAACACGATTCTAAAGCGGAACACATTTTGTTACATTTTAATCTCTCTTCTCTGGAAACGTCGAATGAATTTAATAACCTTTGCATCACATCGTGTGGTAAAGTCGTGTAAGTACTAGTTGTTTTACCTAACATCACCTCCTTGAACATCTGTGAAGTTCTACTTAAATCCTTTGGTTGAACAGAAAACATTTCGGAAATTTCTTTAGTAGTTCTTGGAATTTTAGACATTCTACAAGCAAATAATACACAGTTTGCTTTTATACCGGTTCTAACGGCACCCCTTGTTAATTTTTTATCATTAAATTTTTTATACATCATTTTTGCATCCTTGACAACAGTGTCTGGTAATCTAAAACAGGCTTCTTCTATATCCTTGTATGCGTGAAATAATGACCTATCTTTGTGATTCATTGAATGATGAAAATTAATCTTCGCCATCCTTTTATTTGCGTAACTCGAACTTCGGTTCGTTGAAATAATAGTACCTTTACCCCAAGCACTTGAAAATAATTCGGGGTTCGTATTAGGAGCACTACATCGCGAAGGATCGTTAATTTTCCCATCTTCTGAAATACCACTTGTCCATTCTGGGCGTTCATCTATACACGTATTATCAACTAATCCACATTCTGGACACGTTGGTAAACCTTCTTTAGTTATTATTTTAGCACATTTACAGTTTTTACATAAATTATTATCTACTGACTTTATTAGTATTGGTTTTTTTAGTAATTGTTCCACATCGGACCAAATAGCAGTCAGTTCTTCCATGATATTGAAGTATTTTATAAATTTTAATATTTATCACATGGAACTTAGGTTTTAAAAATTATTTTCATCTGCTTGTATTTTAGCAAAGGTTTCTATATTATCCACTGCTTGTTTATATAGTAAAGACCCTGGACTCTTTGGTTCCCATTCTTTCCATTCTTTATCTATAACAGTGTGATTAGAAGGAGGTATAATAATACCATCTATTTCATTATCCGAAACTATAAAATCGTTTAGATCACTACCATCGTCATCTGATTCGTTTATTATGTCACTCTCTTCGTCCGAATCTATTTCATCTATTATTGCATATAAACGATCCTTTATATTTACAAAATATTCTATAGAATCGTGGTGTTCTGATAAATTTACTTCCTGAACAAGCTCGTCATTTTCTTCAAGTTCATAAAGTCTAGCTCCTTTATAAATGCAAGAAGTTTCTGAATAATATGATACTACTAAATAGTCATCGTGAACCTCGTTTACTTTGGCGTAAATTTCGTCTTCTATATCGTCCTCTAAGTTGACTAAAACTTTTATTAATTCTCCAGGCTGAATTTCTGAAATTTTAATCATTCTTAAAGTTTTCATACAAAAATATTTATAAGTATTAGCACACATGGGAGTAGAAATTTTATCAAAAGAAGGATGTCAATACTGTGATTTAGCAGTTGACTTATGTAAAGAATACAAATTAGAAAACAAAAAAATTATAGTAGACAAGGATGAACTAAAAAAACGTTGTGGTGCTCAAGCGTCTGTATATCCACAAATTTTTGTTAATAATAAAATCATCGGAACTTATTATGACTTTCAGGATTATCTGGAAGAAACTGAGCCCATGTTGTTACCAACATTAGACCGTTTTACTGTATTTCCTATAGAACACGAAAATCTATGGGCGATGTATAAAAAAGCACAGATGTCAAATTGGACAGCTGAAGAAATTGACTTTTCTAAAGACATGGATGATTGGGTTAATTTAAGTGAAAACGAAAAACATTTTATTAAATATATTCTTGCTTTTTTTGCAGGTTCGGATGGTATAGTATTTGAAAATTTAAATAATAATTTTGCAAGTGAAGTTCAGTATACGGAAGCTAGATCATTTTATGCTTACCAAGAACATAACGAAATGGTTCACGGAGAAACATATAGTAAACTTATTGATAAATATATAAAAAATTCTTCTGAAAAAAAACAACTTTTTGAAGCTATACAGACTATACCATGTATAGAAAATAAAGCTAAATGGGCTATGAAATGGTTTAGTAAAGATAAATCTTTCGCAGAAAGATTACTTGCATTTGCATGCGTCGAAGGTATATTTTTCTCCGGTAGCTTTTGTGCTATTTTTTGGTTGAAAAAAAGAGGTTTGTTACCTGGACTATGTTTCAGTAACGAACTTATAAGCCGAGATGAAGGATTACATTTAGAATTCGCAATTGAACTATTCAAAATGTTAAAACATAAACCTGATAAATCTATAATAGAAGAAATTGTTAAAGATGCAGTTTCTATTGAAAAAGACTTTATAATCGATGCATTGCCATGTAGTCTTATTGGTATGAATTCTGAAAAGATGACGGAATATATTGAATATGTCGCCGATAGATTATTAAAACAAAGTGGTCACGATAAAATCTGGGGAACTAAAAATCCATTCGATTTTATGGAGAATATATCACTTGATGGTAAAACTAATTTTTTTGAAAAAAGAGTTGGTGATTATGGTAAGATTGATGAAGATTCATCTTCAATTGAGTTTGATGAAGAATTTTAATTCATTGTTATGCTTTTACCGTTACTACACTGACACGTCACAGTTTCCGCATTATTAAATTCTCCTGGTAATGCCGAGTCTGGAACACCTGTTATATCGAAAGCACCCAAAGATAATCCCGAATCCATTGGCGAAAATTGTGTTTCTGACATATCTGGTAATGGGAGGGGCATATCAACCATGGGTGGTGGTACAATTTCCATCATTGAAGATGGAGCTATGGATGGTGATGGAGCTACGGATGGGGATGGTGTAATAGTCTTTTCTTCAACTAAAATAGCATCCTCTGGTATGATTTGTACTGGAGTAGGAGACGGTCCGGGTTCTACCATTTCAAACCCTTCTCTTCTTATATTCATCATACCCCACGTAACTAGAAGAAACACTAATGTATGAAACATTAAACCTTTACCTGTTGGGCACCCAGTTGGACTGGAAATCCATTTACCGAATAGTTTGCGCGTTATTCTAAATGTATCGGGGTTTGCGATTATAAAGAAAACTAAGGCTGACATAATAGAAATCAAAAACTTTTGTTCCTGTTTCTTACCTTTACATCCGCACCCACAATCATTAAATAACCAACTTTTTTTGTGACCTGTACAACTCGTCATTTTTATTTAATATACTATTAGAAAAAAATACACTTAAAGTTTTTGAACATATATAATATACAAAAAAATGTCTAATAATATTCAAGTTTCCAATCAATTCGAACCATCTGGTGTTATTTTTAGTGCTCTGAAAAAAAATAAAAATGGTGGTAAATCAGTCGTTCTTACACGCAGTGACAAAAAGAAACTCTACTTACAACTCCCTTTCATGCGTTCGCCCTTTGGTTTGAGTGCATTCACGGATGAATCTACTAATAAAACTTCATATTCACTCGATTTGTCATTTGATAATGACAATGAAGAAGCTCAAGAATTAGCAAATAAACTGAGAGAATTGGATGAAATCATTCTTAATACAGTTGCAAATAATTCTAAAGAATGGCTGGGTAAAAAATATGATATTAATGTCATTCGAGAAGCCCTTTATAAACCATTGGTTAGACAGGGTAAGGAAGGGTACGCAGATACACTTAAGCTAAAAGTTCAAACAAATTCTTCTGGTGAATTTGTATCAGAAGTCTATAATTCTGATCGTGATCAAATTAGTATGGATGAGATTGAAAGAGGTCAAAAGTGTATGTGTATTGTTGAAATTGGTCAGGTTTGGTTCATCGATAATAAATTTGGTGTTAGCGTTCGGTTATCTCAAGTGTTATGTGGCGAATCTAATAAACTCCCCAAATTTGCTTTCCAAGGTTTGGATAATGAAGAAGATTATGTAGAAGAAATCATGAATGATCTTATTGACGAATAAAATATTTTATTACATTAGTCATGGAACGCGAACAACACTTAAAAAATTTAAAAAAAATATCTAAACTCGCAAAAAATAAAAATAAAAATTCAATTCAGAAAAAAAATTTAGGTAAAAATCTAATTAAAAGTATGCAGGGTATGGGGTGTAACCCCGCAAAATTTTTATATTTACCAACTAATAAATCCATATCACTTTCTATAGAAAACTCTTACTCATTAGGCACTAAGAAAATTGGTCAAGGTGCATTTGGTGATGTCTATATGGGATGTATAGATAAAGAATGTAAAAAGAAAATTGCTATAAAAATTGTTAAGGGTGAAGATATATCGCACGAATATAAAATAAGTAAACGTATTTCTCCTTACGGTGGTATAAAAGCTTACGCTATAGAAAAATGTAACAACGTCACGTTTATGTATTCTGAATACGCAAATAATGGAACTTTAAAATCATTTTTGAAAAATAATAAAGATAACATATTACCCATACATTTTAGAACTATAGTTACACAGGTTTTATACAATTTGTATAGAATACAAATAAAATATCCAACTTTTAGACATCATGATTTACACGCAGATAATATACTTATAAATTCTTCAAACCCATCTCGAGTTAAACTATTAAAAATAAATAACTCAACATTAAAAGTTCATGACATTGGTATACATGCATTAATATCAGATTATGGATTATCCACAGTAAATGGTATTAAAAACCCTGAAATAGACAACGATTCAACACTATTCTATAAAACGAAATCGGGTATATTCAGGGGTTCACATTCTATGTATGATGCACATTACTTTTTGAATGTTATAAGACAGGAAATAAAAACATTTAAAATTGCGAATGGTATGGAAGTAGTTCAGTTTATAGAAAGAATATTACCATCGGAATATTTAGGTATTAAATCCGATAAAATAATTGATTTCCGACTTCGTGACAAGGACCACTCGAAATTACCAACGTTTAAGCAAATATTTAATGATAGGTATTTCTCACCTTATAAAAAAGCAGTGGTACCTATTGATATTAGTACAATTATAAAAAGAAAAGTGAACGTTAAAATACCACAAAAAAGTATAGTAATGGCGAAGAAAACCATGAATGAAATAAAGAGAAATTTAGCAAGTAAAAATGTTAAAAAGGTCGCGTTAAAAAGACCCGGTATTAGAATTCGCCCAAAACCAAGTCCTAAACCAATACATAAAGTTATTATGTCAAATAAAGGCTATATAAAAGTAGGTACTCGCAAATGTCAATCTTATAGAAAACCAGATCTTATAAAAATAGCTAAAAGTATGGGTATAAACGCGGATGGTAAAACCATAAATAAAATATGTGAGTCTATAAAATTAAAATATATTAAATAAGTATATTAACATGATCGCTGCTTTATTACTTCTATTAATAGATGTGTATATTCTTGTAAACATGGACACGAAAAAAGAAACTAAAATTAATACACCAGCAGCGGCAGTGGTAGCGGTGTCTGGGACTAAAACGGAGTGGACTGTTTACGGTACAAATTGGTGTGGGTGGACTAAAAAACAACTGGCTTATTTAGAAAAGAAAGGGATACCTCACAAATTCATCGATTGCGAAAAAGGCAATTGCGATGGAATTGAAGCTTTTCCAGTTATGAAAAGTTCAGACGGAGAAGAAGTTGTAGGTTATAAAGAAATTTAAATACCACGAACAACGGCTATCGAGAGCGAAAGAATAAACGCATCAAGGAACGTACTGATTGGCTTGAGCACAGTAACGTGCTTGACAAGGGATTTGTTCCAGGCAAATCTAAGTACGAATGTACTAATAAGAATGGTGATAACAAATACAAGAATTTCAGTCAAAACTTGGTTCATTTTTTTGGCGTTGGCAAGGTCTCTAATCATTTACTAATTAATAATATTTTTTTTTCTGTGATATTATTAATGAGAAACAGATCTAACAAGGGACTTCCCCTGAGTGGTTCTGAACCAGTATATACTCAAAGACTTTGGGGTCGCGCAATTGGTATAGACAATAACAATTGTTATGCTTATGCAGTTGGGGATTATGAAAAATCCCGTCTTCAAAAAAGTATACCAGGTGAACGGGCTGGTATTAGAAATTTAAAACATACTTATACTCACTGTAAAGGTTTACCACAAAGAGTTATTGCAGATAACCCTAAAAAAATTTATAAAGTTGATGCAGAAACTAAATGTAAACCGAATCATTTTAAAATCATGATGTTTGTTGCTCCTGGTGAAACGAAAAATTACTTTAGACAAGGGGATTTTCATTTTTATAAACAACATGGTTTTGTTGAATATAAGGTGAAAAGGGGGAACACCTATGAAAGTATAGCCAGATTTTTCCAAGTCCCATTAAGTCGTGTTAAAAATTGTGGTGGTAAGTGTATTCCCGGTAGAATATTAAAGTTTAAGGCTAATGTTTTTAGTCATAAACGTGGTTGGGCAACTGGACCACTTTTAGTCGACGCTAAAGGTAAAGCAATAACAGACCCAAGAAAAGCGTCTAGAGCATACACTGGATTATCTTATAAGAAATACTGTAGCTCATTCTGTGTTAAAAATAGAGGGATCAAAGTCGGTCATACTCACCCCAAAGTCGTCAAGAATACTCGTTAAATCATCCTCGTGTTCGACAGCTAATAAAATATCTAATGCATCAAAAATGAATTCATTACTCACACTTACTGTATTTGAAGTCAATTCGTAATCATTAAATACAGTAATCTGTACCCTAAAATTAGAACCATCAAACACTTTTCGACATATTGGACACGTGACGTTACCTTTATTTTTCCATTTTTCTAGACAATGTGAATGAAAAATGTGTCCGCACCGAATAGCTTTACTATTTCTGGTCTGTCGAACTTCGTTCAAACATATGGCACATTGAGTCATTATCTAGAAGACTTAAAGAATTTTTTAATCGTATTATTACTCATTATCCTGTGTATTTTGTGTATTCGTTCTTTGTTCCGCACCTTCACAAATTTTCCCTACTTGTTCAATAAAATCGTAATTTTTTTCTACAAACTTTTTATCTGTATAATTCCATTCGTGTGTTGGAAAATCGATACCATCATCATCTCGAAATAAAGTCAAATTTGCACATTCACCCGGGAGTTCATCACTACCTTCCTCTAAAGACAATATAACTTCCGATCGTGATTTTATTTCTTTGATTTTTTCTTGTTTTTCTTCGCCTATACACGATTGTTCAAGTAATTTCAAAAATTCTTGAGATTCCATCATATTCATATTTGTAACTTCTTCCATTAGGGTATCGGGATCATAAGTTCCACGTAAATCCCATATATTTTTTACATCATTAAATAGTGGTTTTAGTTTTGAACTTTCTTCTTTAAATTTTTCTACGCGGTCTAAAAATGATTTACAATCACTTTCCATGTTCTCCGTTTTATCGATATCATCAAAAATCCCTTTGAAATCGTCTAATTTGTATTTTTTAATGACATGGTTTTTGGTGCCTGGTATAAGAGATGTAAATTGTACACATAAAGAAGATGTTAATGTAGATAAAAAACATAAACCAGCTGCTATAGCGGCCATTATATAGTTTATCTAGATTTTAAAAAAAGTGTATTTAAAAAATTAGTAGATGTTTGGCATTTTGAGAAGGGCTTTATCACAAGAACCACATTGGTCTTTTTGTTGCGCCTGGGATGGTTTCAAAAGTTCTGGACCTTTTTCTTGAAGAAGTTTGCGAAAAGAATAGTTATCTTCATACTTGATACCATTCTCTTTCATGATATAGTTATTGTAGAGTTGATTAGATGTGTTCATAGTATAACATCGACCGTCAGCCATTCCCAATCTTTGAGACATTTTGTATATATTAGTATTACATTAGAAATTAATTTGTCTATTCTCGGTTGTCAATTTCCATGAATTGAACCCTATTTTTTTTGCGTATTTTATAAGACTTTCAATTTTGTGTCCTGAAATCTGATCGAATAATTCCCTCTTGGATTCTTCGCACGGGGAAACTCGTACATCTTCAATATCATTGATAGTGGTATTTATAATATTGTACCCATAAGCAACTTCTTTTAGTGTCTCTGCACCCGTTATTATAATCTTACCGGTGCCAAAAATACTCGTTGTTATTTCTTTCATATCATTTGCTGGTTTGAATTTAACTTTTACCGCCGAGTACTTATCGGGTTCAAAAGAAACTTTGAAAACATCGTCGTATTTAGAAAAGTGTCGAGAAACTTTCAAAAGATTTATTTTATAATTCAAACTGAAATTGGAATTTATCATGACAACTTTAAAGGTTTCTATAGGTGCGATGAAAGATGTATCACCCATTATCAATTTGAATATATAAGAAAGTTGATTTATGATTCTTTTACAATCTATCAGATCAGAACACCCGGCAACTTGTATACTCCCATTCGGAAACAGTTTAATAGATTTTGTACTATACACGTCGCGATAAACCATGGTTATTTGATTATAAAAAGTCGTGTGTTTCTGTTCCCATACAAAATGACACTTAGAATTTGTAATCTTAGCGAGATCGAGTGTATTTAGTAAACGAAAAGCACGTCTGAATTTTTCTAAATCGATTTTCTTTTCAAATTTAGATATCATGGTTATAGTTGTAAGCTTAATCCACGAAGGTCGTATTTCTTTCTGTATATTATCACGGAACTCGTTTAGTGTTAGTATATACGAAAAGGTGTTATTTACAATACCCCTAAAAGTAGTATCATTTTTACGATTTAAACATGAAACAATACTCATTTTTAATACTTAAAAAAAATATAATATAAAGTTAACTTAGGTTATTATAATATGCCGTGTTTTAAGTGTAAAAAGAAAGGAATACCTATAAATTGTAAATATTGTAATTATGGTTTTTGTTCGAGGTGTATTGTTTTAGAAATACATAACTGTGAAGGTATTAAACATAAAAAAGAAAAAGAACTAAAAGAATTAAATAATAAACTTGAGTTTGTTCCAGATAAGAAATTTGGATTGGTTTAAAGAGTTTAAACTAAATAATTTTATGACACATTTTGTAAAAATAGCTAAAGAAATCATAAACTTAGATTATGGCAGTTCATATATGGTTGAAATTAAGTATAGTAAATACATAGAAGGTTTCGGTTACGAAACGTTTACAGATTATTTTAATACGTGTATGAAAACACCGATGCACATTACAAAATTCGAACCTCATGCAAATACATCAATACGGTACGAAAAATTTCTAGATACGTGTATAGACAAAACTACAGAAACAAGACGTAAAATGGTTTCTGTACAATTGGAAAATGTCATGTTAGAGAATAATAATCCATATTCACTTATACGCATTATGAATTGTGTTAAAATTTTAGATTCAACTTTCATACCACCTTTAATTAACGTATCGTGCGGATGGCAAAAACGTATGATGCGCGAATTCTGTTTAACAACTTTACCAAAAGTTATTGGAACGTGTACTAGTGATTATAAACTCGAAAAAATGTTTAGAGTACTGCAATTAATAGAATCAGACACGTTATACTAATCAATGTAGTTGTTGGCGAAACTTCATATGATTTTACTTCTTTTTTAGTTACCTGACTTTTATCAAAATCCATTCGTTCACGAGGTGTAAATCCGTGATCTATATTTCTTCCTGGAATGAGAGATCTAGATAACGAACACTTATCTTCACGATACCCCAGTCGACCAACCCCCTTTGACAGAACACCACACGCAGGACTCACATATTCTTCCTCTGGTTCCTCTACTGGTGGTTTGTGTTTTTTATAATCATTATATTGTCGACTCGTACCAGGAGGGAAAAAATTTTTCGTATCAGCAAATGGGTTTATATCACTCATGGCTTTTTCATCGTCAAGCATTAATTGACTCATGTTTATTAATACTACTCGAGATAAAAAAATATAATTGTATTATAAAATACTATCATGTTACCATTACCAGTATTAATTTTAATTGGTGTTGTACTTTCAATTTTAATAGGATTGGGGTCTTACCAATTTTATTTCAAGGACTGGAATTCGTGTGATTGGGGATATGGATGTCCAACACCATCGACACCGTCAACTCCTACACCTTCGGGTCCCGCGCCTGCACCATGTGATGTGAATCAACACATTAAAGGTGGTGTCTGTGTCGCATGTGGGGAAGGATACATTAATCCAGCAGGCGACGACCCTGCGGAATTTACGGATACGTTCTGTAAACAGTGCGCTGAAAATTACCATGTATCTGGTAGAAAATGTGTTTCATGTGGAAGTAAATACACACACAAAGCAGGTGATGTCGTTACCGATGGGAATACGGAATGTAGTAAGTGTGCTAAGGATCACAGAGCAACCGGTGGAGATAATTGCGTTACGTGTGACATAGGTGCAGGATCAGAGGGAGCTTATAGAGACGCAGGTGATGATAGGTTTGGATCGAGTACAGCGTGTATTAATTATTTAGCAAGAGGTAAACCAATAAAAACCGAAATATGGATCGGTTCGGGACCTGGAGGCTACAATGCTATGGTTTGGCAAACGGAAGCCGAATTCAAGGGGTCTTTCCCAGGTGGTTGGACCAATGATCTCAAGTGTAAATATAACGAGGAAATTCATGCAAACGATGAAAATTGGAAAAAATCATGTCCAGGGGGTGACCCAGATGTAATGTATAGTTATACAATTCCACAGGAATGGAAAGATATGAAAGATGCTGAGTAATTAAATTATAATCTCAGTACATGTTAAAACATGATAGGTGCTTTATTAGCTGTTGTATTTGTAATATCTATTATGATTGGTGGTGGTTACTATTATTATGAGTCACTTAATACGCCTGCGCCTGCGCCTGCACCTGCGCCAACACCCGCGCCTGCACCCGCGCCTGCGCCTGCACCTGCGCCATCACCAGCGGAACCAGAAGGTGACGACGGTGATGATTATTCGTCAGGTACGTCTACGGGTGGTTACAGAATTGAACCAGAACCTTACTCACTTTACAAATAAACGTACTTATAATATAATTTATATCAATTATAATAACAATAAAAAAACTGTTATTATAGTTAATTTTTAGTAAAGAATAAAGTTAAGTTAATTAGAAACCAATTTTTTCATTTTTACCAAACTTTTTACCGTATGTAGTTGTATTCACGGGCAAATCATTTACTCGTGTTGGTGTATCTATATCGTGTATATATCCCATATACTGAGAAACACCGGATTGAATTTGACCAAGTGCAGTTTTTATAACAATACCGTTTATAAACCGAACCTGTTCCTGAACATTTGTATTGTGATCACCCGAGTTGTTAATAAAAGCAACGCGCATGATAGCGTATAAATCGTTTTTATTTTGATAATCTATAGCTACACCAGTTTTTTTTCTAAATTCGCTTCGAATTGCACGCTGAAGAGTATTCATGTTAAACTCAGAAAAGAACAGGGTGTTCAATGGAGTTGGACATTGTTTCAAGGAATTTATGTGAATAGCGTCACACATTTAATATAGGCCTGGAAAAAAAGTATTGGTAAATATAAATGATAGCATCAGCCGATTTTGAAATAGCGTACAGCACAAAACCATGCAATTACGAAAAACCAATATGTCAACCACCAGCCTGTTTCATTGGCTCGTATGCACCAGTCGCAAAGGTAGGTGACCCAAATGGTAAATTTTATGTAAACTCGTCACTTCTTCAGCCCAATCGTTTGGCTGAAACTAAAGGACCAACAACTGTTCGAAGTGAAGATTTCACATGCAAGTAAAATAAACAATTTAAAAAATTTAGTATAATTAGAATTATATAATGAGGGTAATAAAACGTTCCGGTCGTGTTGAAGACGTAAAGTTTAACAAGGTCACCAACAGGATTTCAAAACTTACAAATAAACTTTCAGAAAGTGTAGATGTGTCGATGGTAGCACAACAAGTTTTCTCGTCTATGTATGACGAAATTAAAACACATGAAATAGATACCCTTTCTTCTGAAGTATGCATTGGTTTAATAACCAAAGACCCCGATTACGAAGTTCTAGCAACTCGTATTGTTGCTAGTAATATTCAAAAACGCGCCGCAAATAACTTTAATATCGCCATGCGCAAACTCCATAAAGCTGGAATCATCACGCACGAAGTGCTCGAAGTTTCTTCTAAGGTCAAGGAAGACATTAAACATGAACGTGATTTCGAATTTGGATATTTTGGTTTAAAAACTTTGGAAAGAGGGTATCTTCAGAAAATTGACGGTGATATTATCGAAACACCACAATACTTATACATGCGTGTCGCTATTGGTATTCACGGACACGATATTGATCACGTACTTGAAACATACGATGCATTATCTCGTGGTTTATTCATTCACGCGACACCTACTCTATTTAATGCAGGTACACATAGACCACAGATGTCATCATGTTTCTTAATCGCAAACAAAGAAGATAGCATTGACGGTATTTATGACACTGTAAAAGAGTGTGCACGTATAAGTAAATGGGCGGGTGGTATAGGGTTACATATACACGATGTTCGTTCAAATAAATCACACATTCGCGGAACAAATGGTACGTCTGATGGTATTATCCCCATGTTACGAGTTTATAATTCAACTGCGAGGTATGTTAATCAAGCAGGTAGGAGAAAAGGGTCTATCGCGGTGTATCTCGAACCATGGCACGCCGACATCATGGATTTTCTCGAAATTCGTCTAAATCAAGGTGACGAAGAAGCCCGATGCCGTGATCTTTTCTCAGCAATGTGGATTCCCGATCTATTCATGAAACGTGTAGAGAACAATAATACATGGTCTCTATTTTGCCCGGATACGGCGAAAGGTTTATCAGACGTTTACGGTAAAGAATTTGAAGACCTTTATGAAAAGTATGAAAGTGAAGGACTCGCGATAAAAACATTACCTGCAGTTGAAATTTGGAAAGCGATTATTAAATCACAAAGCGAGACAGGTACACCTTATATGCTTTATAAAGATGCATGTAATGAAAAGTCCAATCACAAGCATATAGGTGTGATTAAATCGTCGAATTTGTGCACAGAAATTTTAGAGTACACTGATAAAGACGAAACCGCTGTGTGTAATCTTGCATCCATAGCCTTACCAAAATACGTCAACACCGAAAAAAATGAGTTTAACCACGAAGAGTTACACCGTGTTACAAAAATGGTTACACGAAACTTGAATAAGGTTATCGATAAAAACTTTTATCCGACAGAAAACGGAGAACGATCGAATATGCGCCATCGTCCAATTGGTATTGGTGTTCAAGGTCTCGCCGACGTTTTTATCATGCTCCGTATGACGTTTGGATCAGATGAATCTAAAAAACTTAATCGTGACATTTTCGAAACTATTTACCACGCATCTCTCGAGTCGTCTTGTGAACTCGCCGAAATGTATGGGACATACGAGACGTTTAATGGGTCACCGTTCAGTAAAGGTATTCTCCAATTCGATATGTGGGATCGCGATCCGCAGTTCAGTGGTCGATACGATTGGAATGCTATGCGTAAACTTGTTAAAAAAGGTACGAGAAACAGTCTCTTACTCGCACCTATGCCTACAGCCTCGACGTCTCAGATTTTAGGCAACAACGAGTGTTTTGAACCATATACAACAAATATATATTTGAGAAGAACCCTTGCGGGTGAGTTCGTCGTCGTAAACAAGCATTTAGTTAACGATTTAAAGAAAATCGGTCTCTGGTCAAAAGAAATGAAGGATCTTATGGTTAAGGCAAATGGTTCCGTTCAAAATATTATTGATATTCCGGATGATCTCAAGGAACTGTATAAAACGGTATGGGAAATGAGTCAGAAAACAATCATAGATATGGCTGCTGATAGAGGTGTATATATAGACCAAAGTCAGAGTATGAACTTATTCGTCGAGAGTCCGACGGTTTCAAAACTTTCGTCTATGCACATGTACGCGTGGAAAACTGGTTTGAAAACAGGTATGTATTACCTTAGAAGTAAAGCAAAATCGCGCCCGATTCAGTTTAGTTTAGAAGCAGAGTGTTCTATGTGTTCCGCTTAATAATACTCCGTTGGAACGGTGTCTTGGCAGTTGTGTGATTATACATATATTTAGGTGAGTTTTTCCTTTTTTTGTTACTATTATATATAT